AGTATCCAATAGATAAAAAACCTCAAATTCTTTCAGAATAACTCTTGACAATCCAACAATAACTTGGTACAATGTAAGTAATAAATGAAAAAAAATCAGAAAAATTCTTACATATAATAAATGATTAAAACCCTTTTAGAAAATCATATTGAAAACAACGCACCAGATAGTGAGATTGCCGTCTTACTATCTGGTGGTGTTGATTCTATATCAGTAGCTTTTGCCGCTGCTAACTTAGGTAAAAAAATTCATGCATATAGTTTTCGTTTGGATACTCACACCTCTTATGATTTTGAAAAGGCCAAAGAAATTGCAAAACAATTTGATTGGAAATTTACTGAAATTATAATTCCAACTAATAATCTAGTGGAAGACTTTCACAGACTAATTAAACTTGGTTGCAAATCTAAAACAAGTGTGGAATGCACTTATCCCTTTTTGTACATCTACCCAAAGATTGAACAGAAATATGTTATTTCAGGTTGGGCTGCAGATGGATACTATGGCATTAGTAAAAAAGCTCAAATTAATTACAAACATACACAAGAATTATTTGATGAGTTTAGAGATAATTACTTTAAGCCCGATAAGTGTGCAAATTATATCTGGCATAAAAAAGTATCAGATGCCCATAGAAAAATATTTGTTACACCATACCTTGATGATTCAGTTAAACAATTCTTTTATAGTAAGAGTTGGGATGAGTTAAACAAACCATATCAAAAACATCATGTAAGAGATGCCTTTTCTCAATTTAAATTGATAGGAAATGTGAAAAAACACTTGAACTTACAGATAGATTCTGGTATAATAGAATTATTCGATAAATTAATTGATAACAAAGAAATCAATTTTAAAAACAGAACGAGGATGCTGGATATTTGTCGTGATTGGAACATGCTAAATAATACATCAACAGCAACCTTAGAAGGATTTATGAAATAATGAAATATAAACCATATAATTTAAAAGACGTATATGATGCGTCTGCACAAGAAAAATTTAAAGTCATCTCCACCTTTGCGGGCGGTGGCGGAAGTTCCACAGGTTATAAACTAGCTGGTGGTAAAATACTTTGCGTAAATGAATTTGTCGAAGAAGCGCAAACCACTTATAAAGAAAACTATCCAGATACACCGATTTTACCAGATGATATAAAGGAACTTACTGGCCAAGATTTACTTGACGCAGCTGGTGTCAAAGCTGGAGAAGTTGATATACTAGATGGTTCTCCACCATGTTCTGCTTTCTCTATGGCTGGAGCTGTAGTTCAAGGTGGTGGTCACACTAAAGGTTTTGGTAAAACTAAAAAGTATTCTGATGGTAAGAAAGTAGAAAACATTGAAGATTTATTCTTTGAGTTTCTTAGAGTTGCTGAACAGATTAAACCAAAAGTAATTGTTGCAGAAAATGTGGCAGGACTTATGATGGGTGAAGCAAAACAATATTACTTTAAAATTACAAATGCATTTGAAAAGATTGGTTATGATGTATCTTCTATGGTTCTGAACTCATCACATTATGGTGTACCACAAACTAGAAAAAGAGTTATCTTTATTGCGGTTCGTGAAGATGTAACTGAAGCTATTGGTCTTACCTTTATGCATATTGCTAGTATATTTCCAGATAAATTTACTGATGCAATTACTTGTGGTGATGCATTTAGTGACCTAGAGTATGATGAAGAAGAAGTAAATATGTTAACCGAAAAGTTTTCAAAAGGTTCACATTTTGAAACTGCTTCGAAGATGCCCCTTGACCCAGATAAGGTTCTAACTGGTTGTGATTATCATCCAAAGGGTCATCACTTCAACATGAAAAGAATATCTAGACATAAACCTGCTCCTACAATTACAGCGTCTGGCGGCTGTATTCATTGGAGTGAAATGAGAAAACTTACACTAAATGAATCTCAAAGGGCAATGTCTTTACCAGATGACTTTAAACTAACTGGTAAATGGGAACAAAGGTCTGAAAGAATGGGTCGCATGGTGCCACCACTAATGATGAAGGCTATTGCTGATTCAGTCTATAAAAATATTTTAAAACCATACAAGGAGTTACATAATGGCTGATTTTACATTTGCACATAGAGAAGAAGGTTTTGACCAACACATTGAACAATCAATTCGTGGTTACAGCTACTTAATAGATGATGTAATTTCACTATCACGACATTTTGTTGAGGATAATACTAAAGTTTATGATATTGGTTGTTCTACTGGCAAAATGACACAGAGATTAATTGAAGCTAATTTTGACCATTGTACTCTTGCAAGTTGGTATGGTATTGAGATTGCTGATGGTTTTCAAAAAGAACTTCAAGAAAGAGAAAAAGCTATTCGTAAGTTTGACCCTACTGCGTCTGTATATTTTAAACAACAAGACATTCGTGAAATAAAAATTGTTAATGCATCACTCGTAACATCTATCTTTACTTTACAGTTTATGCCTAAGAAAGATAGACAAACTGTCATTAATGGTATTTGGAATGGACTTAATGATGGTGGTGCATATATATTTGCAGAAAAAACAATCTGTGAATCAGCAAGACACCAAGATATGTTGACATTCAATTATTACGATTATAANAGAAAGTCNTTTAGTACAGANGATATTATGGATAAAGAAATTACCTTACGTCCAATGATGAAGCCTAACACATGGTTAGAAATACAAGACATGTTAACTACAGCTGGATTTAAAGAAGTTCAACCTTTCTGGCGAAATTACATGTTTGTTGGTGTAATTGCAATTAAATAGTTATGGAGATAGTATGAAAAGATTATTAAAAACAGTGCATGTCGAGCATTTTGAAGAATACGAAAAAAATCAACGACTTATAAGAGTTGAGACTACCACGGAAAAATATTTCCCGCATGATTCAGCACCTGCCCATCGACCAACTAAATCTACTAAAGTAGAGTATATATAGTTTATTATGGACAATTATATTAGAAAGTATGACAATGTAGTGCCCGATGATTTCTGTGATGGTTTGATTGAAAAGTTTGAATCGCACCCAGAACAACAAGAAAAGCTATCTCAAGGATTGATGTCGCTAACACAGCTTGAAATGATGNGTCCAGACACACAGGTCTGGAACAAAGACATTATGTACCTTGTAGATATTTTTAAGCAAAATGTCGCNACATACAAAAAGGATTGCAAGATTGAATCAGTAATGTGGCCTGATAAATATTTAGTTGAATCATTTAGAATAAAGCGATATTTACCAAATGATACAGATCAATTTGGGCCGCACGTAGATTCTAAAGATATTAATAGTTGTAAAAGATTTCTAGCATTCTTTTTGTATCTTGATAATAATGATGGTGGTTCAACCATGTTTCCACAAATGGACATTACATCAAAATGTAAGAAGGGTTCATTATTAGTTTTCCCACCACTGTGGCCTTGGCTACACGAGGGTAAAAAACCAATTGATAAACCAAAATATATAGTAGGGAGTTACTTAAAATATGTCTGAATTATTAGACCAATTTGGTCAACCAATAGGTGCTAAAGCTGCACCACTACCAGCAGTAGAACAAATTCTGCAAGACCCAATTACAAAGAAATTTCTTTTTCTTCATAGTAAAGAAGATCCAGATGTCACTTGTATAGGATTGACAGACGAAACAGATTACAGTGGAACCATCTATAAATACGGCGAAGTAAAAATTCCAGATGAGTCTAAAATAGTTGATGGAGAACCCTTGCGTTTAGAGTTTAAGTATGATATAATAGAAAACAATGGATATCCTAAAGAAAAATTTGGAGATGATTTCTTCAAACTTATCGGAGACATTTTATTTCACATTATCATAACTCAATCAGAGGACGGATCAATTGACGAACCAAACAATAGAACGGACAGCACTCAGTAATTTAGTATCCAACGAAGAATATTGTCGAAAGGTATTACCTTTTATCAAGGCTGATTACTTTGCTGTTAAAGAAGAAAGAGTTGTCTTTGAAGAAATTACAAGTTTTGTTGATAAGTATCGAAAGATGCCAACAAAGATTTCTTTGGAAATTGAAGTAGAATCCAGACAAGATTTAACTGAAACTGAACATAACAAAATTG